AACTGATTTACCTTTTTAAAAATACAACTATGAAAAAAGAAACTGCAAGCCTTATCATATCAATAAACGAATTGCATGAAGCCCGCAAAACCTTAGAAAAGCAAATCGCAAATATTGATTATATTATTGACCAACTGGAAAAAATAGTTAAGGAAAAAAACAAAGATTTAATCAAGAATGATTAATTTTAATTTCAATTAGTTTTTAAAGGGGTAAAACATGATTCACAAGGGGGAAAAGCCCCCTTTTTTTATTTTAACTCTTTTGCTTTTTTTACAATGGTTAAAATAGTTGATGAGGTTAAAATAATCCAATTAATGCAAGCCTCAACAATTTCCTCAGTATTGTCATTTCTCAAATCAAGTCTTTTTGCAACCTCGCGTTCAATCTCAATTTGGTATTCAGGCGTTATGCCGTTTTTCAGTTCCTCAATCGCTGGCAATAGGTTTGCAACAAATGACGGTATTCTTAAAATTTCAGGCGCAAGCCCTAATATTTCCCCAAATGTTACCTTTTTATCCTCAGTAACTTTAGCAATGGCGGTTGTTAATTCAGCGACAACCGAAACGCAAATTTTTAAATGGCTCATAAATTAATTTTTAATTTTAAACAAATTGTTTTACTATTGCAATTTATTAAATAAATTTAATACCAATGAATGAAAGGTTTAATTTAATTGTAAATCATTTATTAGAATCTCATAAGGTTAAAAATATATCACAATTTGCCAAAAGCATTAACTCATACAATCACATTATATATTACATAAATACCAATAAAAGAAATGTAAGTATAACTATGATAATTCAACTGGCAGAGGTTTATAATATTAACCCGAACTATATTTTTGGCTATTCAGATAATATGTTTTTATGTTAAAATTTTTAGGCAAAAGATTACAAACGCATCATGAGTTTGAAGTATATCATGGCAATAAATTAATAGGGTATATTTCCCGCAATGCGCAAAATAAATATAGATTAAGAATATTTCAAAAGGCAGATATAATTTTTGATTCGCCCGAACAAGCGCGCGAATACGTTGTAAAAAATTTTTCGCATGGATATTAAACCATTAATTGAATACCTCGAAAAAAAAATATCTGAGGAAAACGAAAGGCGCAAAGCAAATGGTTTAGTTACTATGACACGCAAAAGTCAGGTTAAACATTTTTTAGAATCCTCAAAGGTTATAACAAAGCGTAATATTTCAGTAATAAATTTTATACTAAGCAAATATGATTGAACTAATTAAAAGCGAATTAATCCCGATTAAAAAACTGGTTAATAACAACGGGCAAATTGACGGATTGCCAAAAAACCCACGCATTATTAAAGACCATAAATATTTAAAATTAAAAGCAAGCATTGAGGAAAACCCTGAGTTTTTAGGCGCAAGGGAATTGCTTGTATATGCGCATGAAAATAACTTTGTAATACTTGCGGGCAATATGAGGTTTAAAGTTGCTCAGGAGTTAAATTTTAAAGAAATACCATGCAAAATTATACCCAGCAGTTTTACAATTGACCAATTGAAAGCAATCGTTATTAAAGACAATGTAAGTTATGGTTCAGAGGATTGGGATGCCTTAGCAAATGAGTGGGATTATGAACAGTTACAATTTTGGGGTTTAGATGTACCAAATTTTGATAATTCAGAAATTGATTTGGATTCTTTTTTTGAAGAGGATAATACTGAAAAGGAACAAAAATTTAAAATCGTTTTGGAATATACTGAGGACGATTATAACGCAATTGAAAACGAATTAAAAAAACATTCAGGTAGCAAAGAGCAAATATTTTTTAAATTACTTGGGCTATGATTGTTTATTTAGCTGGCGTTTTAAACGCTGGTAATTTAAAAGAATTTTGGAAATATTTTATGAATTTATATTTGGCTGGTACTTATTCGAGACCTTTTATATTTGAGGAAACAATGAAATTATATTTAGCGGGGGCTGGTTGTCATGGCTGGGGTAAAACAGGAAGTGAAAATTATATGAAATTATATTTAGCTGGTATACAAGGTAAAGCAAAAGATTTTGTTTTTAATGATACAAGACCGTATATTTTAGAATCATATTTTTATATAAAAGACCAAAGCGAATGGATTGATAAATTAAAACCTTTTTTCAAAAATTTTTTATTGGATTCAGGCGCATTTACTTATTTAAACGGGGCAAAAGCAAATGTTAATTGGGACAATTATATTGAGCAATACGCAGATTTTATAAATAAGCATAATATAGATTTATTTATTGAGTTAGATATAGACTCAGTCGTAGGTTTAAAAGAGGTTGAAAGATTAAGAATAAAATTAGAAAATTTGACAAATAAAAAATGTATACCCGTTTGGCATAAAAGTAGAGGTTTAGACTATTGGGAACAAATGACAAAAAATTATAATTATGTAGCGATTGGTGGAATAGTGACTCAAGAAATAAAACGTACTGAATATGATATTTTTAAACCATTATTAAAGATTGCTTATAAAAATAATTGTAAAGTTCATGGTTTAGGTTTTACAAATCTGCAAGGTTTAAAAAAGTATAAATTTTATTCAGTTGATTCGACGGCTTGGGTTTATGGGAATAGAGGCGGTTATTTATATAAATTTAATGGCGAAACAATAATTAAAATACAACCAAAAGGGTTAAGATTAAAAAGTAAGGAGGGCGCTATACATAATTTTTCAGAGTGGTTAAAATTTTCACAATACGCAGAAAATAATTTATGAAAGCAATCGTTTTACTTAGTGGCGGTCAAGACTCTACAACTTGTTTATATTGGGCAAAAAAACAATTTACTGAGGTTTGCGCAATTGGTTTTGATTACGGGCAGATGCATATAAAAGAATTGGAACAAGCGCAAAAAATAGCAAAAGACGCAAATGTCGAATTTCAAATATTTAATATAAAAAATTTACTTGCTCCGAGTTCATTAACTGAAAAAACAGACCACTATAAAAATTCTCATATTAACAAAGATTTACCAGCGAGCTTTACTGCTGGGCGAAATTTATTATTTCTTTCAATAGCGGGCAGTTTTGCAGCAAATAGAGGTATAAATGATATTATTACGGGTGTATGTCAAACCGATTATTCAGGTTATCCCGATTGTAGGCGAAATACAATAGATGCCATGCAATTAACATTATCATTGGGAATAGGTATAAATGATATTCGTATTCATACACCTTTAATGTATTTAACAAAAGCGGAGACTTGGAAACTGGCTAAAGAATTAAATTGTTTGAATATTATTATAAAAGATACCTTAACTGATTATAACGGTTCGACAAAATTAAATGAGTGGGGAATGGGAGAAAATAACAATCCAGCAACTGATTTGAGAGTTAAGGGTTATTATGAAGCAAAACAAAAAGGTTGGATATGATAAGTTATATAATTTATATTATTGCTTTTGTATTTGCTAATTTATTAGTTCAATATTTTGGAAGTATAGGGTTAATATTTTCCTCTTTATTTTTAGTTCCTTTTGATTTTATCATGAGATGTTTTTTTCATGAAAAATTTAAAGGTAAAAAATTAGTTTTTAAATTAGGGTTATTAGTTTTATTATCCTCAATTATAACCTACATTATAAATTTTAATACTTTTAATATTGCCTTAGCAAGTTGTATAGGATTTTTATTTGCTCAGGTTTTTGCAAGTTTATTTTATCAAATATTTATAAATAAATCTTATTTTATTAAGGTAAACGGTAGCGATGCAATAGCAATTATTATTGATTCCTTTATATTTCAATTAATCGCATTCAATGAAATAAATATCATTATAACATTTAGTCAATTTGTATTAAAATTATTTGGAGGTTTCTTTTGGTACTGGATTATTTTTAAAAAATTAAAATTGCAAGAAAAATGGTAATTGAAAAAAAATATCATTTTTACGCGGCGCATAGAAATAAGGCGGGCGGTGAAAAATGCGGGCGCATTCATGGGCATACATATAACGTTAAATGTTATTTTAAATTTGATAAAATAAATGAAAACGGTATATCTTTTTTATTCTCAGATATTGATAATTTAGTTGAGCCAATTATAAAAAGTTATTGCCATTGGTTTTTAATTTATGATAATGACCCATTGGTTGAAATTTTAGAACTGGCAAACGAACCAATAAAAAAATTACCTTTTGAAACCTCAGTTGAAAACCTAAGTATTTGGCTATTTAATCAAATTAAAAATGAAACAAATTTGCCAATAATAAAAATAGAATTAGCAGAAACAAAATCAAGTAATATAATATATGAGCCTTAATATTTCTGAAATATTTTACTCTTTGCAAGGTGAGGGAATAAGAGTTGGAACGCCTACAATTTTTATAAGATTGCAAGGTTGTAAAGCAAAAAATGCATGTTATCAATTAGGTATTAAATGCGATACTGAGTTTGAATCGGGAAAAAATATATCAATTGATAATTTATTAAACATAATAAAAGAATATAATTGTAAAGAAATAACTTGGACGGGCGGCGAACCCTTAGACCAATTAAATTTTGATATAATAGAATTTTTTAAAAATAATGGATATTATCAAACAATTGAAACCAGCGGTTTACATCCAGCTCCAAGCAATATTGATTTTATTACAATTTCTCCAAAGGTTGCCGAGCATGTTATAAAGAAAAATTTTAATCATGTATCAGAGTTGCGTTATGTAAGACACAAAGGGCAAGAAATACCAAATCCAAGCATAACGGCAGACCATTATTTTTTAAGTCCTCATTCAGACGGTTTTACAATTAACTCAGAAAATTTAAAACATTGCATTGAACTTTGTTTAAAAAATCCAAACTGGAAATTATCAATACAAAATCATAAAATATGGAATATATTGTAAATTCTCCTGAGTGGCATTTTCAACAAATATTAAAACATTTAGGCGAAGACACAAACCGAGAGGGTTTAATAGAAACGCCAAAAAGGTATATAAAATTCATGCGCGAATTTTTAGAGCCAAAAATTTTTAATTTTACAACCTTTGATGCGGAGGGAACTGACGAAATGATACTACAAACTAATATACCTTTTTATTCAATTTGCGAGCATCATACCGCGCCTTTTTTTGGTTTTGCAAATGTAGCCTATATACCAAATGATAAAATTGTTGGATTATCTAAATTAGCAAGAGCCGTTGATTTATACGCAAATCGTTTTCAAAATCAGGAAAGAATTACAACACAAATAGCAGAACGATTACAAAATGAATTAAAGCCAAAAGGCGTTGCAGTAAATTTAAAAGCGCAGCATTTATGTATGTGCATGAGAGGAGTAAAAAAACATGATACTTGGACTCAGACAAGTAAAATGATTGGCGTATTTAAAGATGATGAAAAAGCAAGGAACGAATTTTTAAACTTAATAAAATAATATGCCTATACCTAAACCTAACCCAGCCGAAACCGCTGATAAATTTATTGAGCGTTGCATGAGTGACGAAATAATGTTAAACGAATATCCCGACCAATCTCAACGTTTTGCGATTTGTTCCGTATCTTATGATAAAGAAAAAATGCAATTAAAAAACTGTGATAATACTGTGAATAATGCCGAATCCACAAAACCTTAAATCATTTAAAAAAGGCGAGGACAATAGACGCAATTTAAAGGGAAGACCAAAAGGTAAATTGCGCGATATTAAAGAGGTTATATCAAACCTATTAACGCAAGAAAAAAACAACCAGCAACTTATTGACGGGCTTATGACGGTTATTGTTAATAAGGCTTTAAAAGGCGATTTAAAAGCAACTGAAATGCTTTTGGCATATACCTACGGGAAACCTACACAAAAAACAGAAATAAGCGGCTCAGACGGCGAAAAATTAGACTTTTCAATAAACGTTATAACTGGCGATAAAACAACGCCGTACAAACCCGAATAATGAAAACAAGCGCATTGTTTTTATGGAACTTATACCCTGAGCGGTATTCAAATATTGATATAAACAAGCGCGTTATTTGTGTAAATCAAGGCGGTACATCAAGCGGTAAAACCTATTCAATATTGCAAGTTTTATTTACCTTAGCCATAACCCAGCCAAACCAAACAATTACAATTGTAGGTCAAGATATACCAAACCTAAAAAGAGGCGCAATTAGGGATTCTCAAAATATAATTAATTCAAGCGATTATATTCAAAGCCAAATAACAAAATACAATTCCTCAGATAAAATTTACTATTTTAAAAATAACTCAATTATTGAGTTTGCAAGTTATGAAAATAGTCAAGATGCCAAAAACGGTAAGCGCGATTATCTTTTTATAAATGAAGCAAACGGCATTGATTATACAATTTATTCAGAACTTGAACTCAGAACCTCAAAACGCATTTTTATAGATTATAACCCGAACTTTGAATTTTGGGTACATACGCAAGTGATACCTCAAAGTAATACGGCTTATTTTATTTCAAACTATGAACATAACCCGTTTATAAGCGATTCAATAGTTGAGGGTATCAAAAGGTTAAAAGATAAAGATTTTCAATTGTGGCGCGTTTACGGTTTAGGGCAAACTGGCAAAATAGAGGGTTTAGTTTTTGATTATTCCTTAGTTGAGGAAATGCCAAAACATTTAGATAAAATTGCATACGGAATGGACTTTGGTTTTACCAATGACCCGACAACTTTAGTTAAGGTTGGAATAAGCGACGGCAAATTATACGGTCAGGAAATTATTTACCAAACTGGCTTAACAAATCGCGATATTGATAAATTGTTAAAAGAAAATAATATACCAAAAAGTTTTAATATCTTTGCTGATAGTGCTGACCCAAAAAGTATTAAGGAACTGAGGTTATTTGGTTGGAACGTTTTGCCCGCTGATAAAGGCGCGGATTCAATTAATTACTCAATACAGTTACTTAAAAATTATGGTTCAATACATTTAACAAGGGATTCAATAAACTGGATAAAAGAGGCAAAGAGTTATAAATGGCGCGAATTAAAAGACGGCTCAAAAACAAACCAACCAATTGATGCCTTTAACCATTGCTGGGATGCGTGCCGATATTATGCGCTCGGAATGTTAAAAGGGAATAACAAAAAATTATTAGCATTTTCATAAAATTAAATAACTATGACAAACGAGGAATTAAAAGTATTAACGGATGCAATAGGGGTTTTATCAAACTACCCAGCAAATTATCGCGCAAAGGCTTTGGCGGGTCAAATTAGCAACTTTCTTAATAACAACCGTACAAATAGGTTTGAAAGACAAATAAACCCAAATGCGGGCGTTTTAAACGCAAAGCAAATAGAATATACTCAGCCAAAAAAAATTAGTTTAATGGAGGCGAAAGAATTAAACGAAATTGAAAATGCAGAGGGCAATATATTAGCGACAAGCGAAACCAAAAGAGGCAGAAAGAAAAACAATGATAATATTTAAAACCTCAAACGGGCAAAGGTTTGAATACCCGCATGAATTAAAGGATATAACGCTAAAACAATATTTAACCTATTTGGATTTAGTGCAACCGCAAAGACCC